GTTCCTATTGGTACACTATCCCACGAAAATAATTCTGTAGTGGTCTAGTATCAAATCTTCAAATACTATCCATAACAAGCCATATAGAATGTCTGATGCGTGTATTTAGTACGCGTTTTTTGATGGAATAGGCACACCCCCACGCGTTGGCACTAATTATTGTGTAGTCTAGTTCATATTCTCTTGGGAGAAATAGAGTGTATATATGATATTAGTGTATGTGCCAATTCAATCTAACAAAGTAGTTGAAATCTAAAAAAAAGGGCATAAAATAGGATGTGGATAACTATGTCTACTGAAAACCAAAGAATAGAAGAGATAATATCCACCTTAAAAACTCGGCAGCAGACCAATCGGCTCAACTACTACGAGCCATACAAGTTTCAACAAAGATTTCATCAAAGTGGATCAGAAGCAAACCAAAGGTTGCTGATGGCAGCAAACAGGGTGGGCAAGTCCTATGTAGGGGCTATGGAGATGGCTATCCATCTAACTGGCGAGTACCCAAAATGGTGGAAAGGCAAGAAGTTCAAAGAGCCCATAAAAGCATGGGTATGTGGTGCAAGTAACGAAACCACACGAGATATCTGCCAAAAAGAGTTATTTGGGCAACCAGACAACCCAAGAGATAAGGGGAAGGGGTCTATTCCTAAGCATCTCATAGGAGAAACGACAAGGAAACCAGGTGTGCCAAACGCACATTCATCGGTGCTTGTAAAACATAGAACAGGTGGGTGGTCTCGTGTTGCCTTCAAAGCATACGAAATGGGTGCTGAAAAATTTATGGGGGAAAGTATTGATCTTATATGGCTCGATGAAGAACCACCACAAGACATTTACTCTCAATGTATAACCAGAACACTTGACAAAAAAGGTCAGGTATACATGACATTTACCCCAGAATCAGGCATGACAGAGGTTGTGCAGAACTTTACATCGAATTTAAAAGCTAGACAGTCATTGATTACAGCAGGTTGGGAAGATGCAGAACACCTAACCGATGACATGAAAGAGCAGATTTTACAAGCCCTACCACCTCACGAGAGAGATATGAGGTCAAAGGGCATACCAATGATCGGAAGTGGGCTCGTATTTCCGATTGATGAGGACAGTTTGACCTGTGAGCCATTTATCATACCCTCTCATTACCCCAGGATTGCAGGTCTCGATTTTGGATATGACCACCCTACAGCAGTAGTATGGGTGGCATGGGATAGAGACAAAGATATCGTATACATCTACGATACCTACAAAATGTCGAAACAAACACCTGATTATCATGCAGGGCACATCAATGACAGACAAGGTAGTCACTATATACCGATTGCTTTCCCTCACGATGGATACCAACATGATAAGGGGTCAGGGATTACATTGGCAGAGCAATACAGAGCAGCTCATGTCAATATGTTGCCATTTCACTTTGAGAATCCACCTGCACTAGGTGAGAAGAAAGGTGGTAACTCAGTAGAAGCAGGGATTATGGATATGCTGTCTCGTATGGAGCAGGGAAGATTCAAGGTATTTAACACCTGTTATGACTGGTTTGAGGAATACAGGTTATATCATCGTAAAGATGGCAAAATCGTTAAAATTAAGGATGACATCATGTCTGCTACACGATATGCAGTCATGAGTCTAAGACACAGTACAACAGAGACATCTAAGTGGAATAGCAAAGGTAGACTAGGACCAGATGTCGCAATCGTTTAGGAGATATCATGGCAGACAAGAAAAAACGCAGAGCATTAGAAGATGCAGCAATAGAAAAAAGAAAAGCTCAAAAACAAGTTAGAGTTCATAATTTCAAAACAGATAAACCAGGTCAATTCTTACCTAAAAAGCAAACTATGAAAATTAGAGTTCCTGGTAAAACATTAACTGTTCAAAAAAACTTTAGAGATTTGAGTCCAACTAATCCACACAGAATCTATCCTGATGCAGATTTTGGAGAAGATAGAGCAGCTAAAAGGATAACAGATAGAATTAAATCAGGAAGGAGTCCTTTTGTAAAATCAGCAGCTCAAAGATTTAAAGATAGATATACAAAATAATGGCGAATCTTATAGCATCACCTGCCCAAATGGCACTCAAACTACTTGAAGTAGAAGAAAGACTCGAAAAAGCAGAAAAAGAATTACAAACATTAAAGGCAAAGAATGGCAAAAAAACCAAGAAAAATGACTGAAGATGAATTAGTCTCGCAACTAAACTCTGAGATATATGGGGCAACTGGTTACGCAAACACAGAACTGTCCAATCAAAGAGAAGAATCCATGAAGTATTATCTTGGTGAGAAGTTCGGTAATGAGATTGATGGCAGATCAGAGATTGTTACAACAGATGTAAGAGATACTGTCGAGTATATTATGCCATCTTTGATGCGTATTTTTACAACTCATCACAATATATCAGAGTTCGAGCCAGAAGGCCCAGAAGATGTCGAAATGGCACAACAAGCTACTGACTACTGCAACTATGTATTCAATCGCCAAAATAATGGGTTTAAGGTTCTTTATGATGCTTTCAAAGATGCACTTATAAGTAAAACAGGTGTTATTAAGCATTTTTGGGAAGAAAAAGAAGAAGTATTTACAGAAACCTACACAAATCTCACAGAGATTGAATATCAATCTATACTTGCTAACGATAATTATGAAGTTATAGAACACACAGAAACAGTCGTACAAAAAGCAGTTACCGATGATTTTGGAACATTAGTTAGCCCAAAAGTTGTAGAACACGATGTCAAAGCCAAATTTTATAAGAGTAGTGGACAAGTCAGAGTTATGGCAGTACCACCAGAAGAATTTTTAGTTTCACGCAGAGCACCATCACTAGAAGATGCAGACTTTGTATGTCATAGGGTCAAAAAATCTGTAAGCGATTTGATTGCAGAAGGATATGATCCAAAGATTGTTAATGACATACCAAGCTATGACCAGTCAGAAGCAGAGATGAATGAGGAAAGATTGGCAAGATTTAGCTTCGATGATGACTCTGTACCACCTTCAGAGGGGTCTGGACCAAATAAAAAGGTTTGGATTGATGAGTGCTACATTCGTATTGACTTCGATAATGATGGTATAGCAGAACTAAGAAAGATTACCAAAGGTGGTAATTACATCTTAGATAATGAAGAAATCGACATGATTCCTTTTTCAGCTATTTGTCCATTACCGATACCTCACAAGTTTTATGGCATGAGTATTGCAGATACTGTCAAAGACATACAACTCATTAAGTCTACAATTATGCGTAATCTGTTAGACAATATGTATCTAACTAACAATGCACGATATGCAGTCCTTGCAGGACAAGTAGAACTAGATGATTTATTAACTTCGAGACCAGGTGGTATTGTCAGAATGAGAGCACCAGGTGCTGTTACAGCACTACCAACACCTCAAATACAACCTTATGCGTTCCAGATGGTTCAGTATTTAGATGGGATAAGAGAAGAAAGAAGTGGTGTTTCAAAAATGACACAAGGTCTCAATCCTGATGTTTTAACATCTCATGTAACATCAGGTGCAATTTCAGCAGCTACAGAGTCAGCTATGCAACGAGTTGAGCTGATTGCAAGAATATTTGCAGAAACTGGAGTCAAAGATTTATTTAGAAACATCTATGCGTTAGTACAAAGATACGAAGATAGAAAAAAAATGTTTTATCTCAATGGTAAGTTTGTACCGATTGATGTATCAAGATGGAAAGATAAACTCAACTGCACAGTCAATGTTGGAGTGGGAAGTGGATCACAACAATCTAAAATGCAAACCATGTCAGGTATTATGACTATATTGCAAACAATCGTACAAAATGGTGGTATGGGGACATTAGTTACACCTAAGAATCTATACAATGCTATTAGTGAATTTATTGCACAATCAGGATATAAAAATACAGATTCATTTATATCGAATCCTGAGATGATGCCACCACAACAACCACCAGAGCCATCACTAGATGAGAAGGTTGCTGCACAAAAAGCACAAGTTGAATTACAAAAATTACAATTACAAGCACAAGAACTAGAGATTGATACACAGTTAAAAGCTCAAGAACTTAAATTAAAACAAGAAGAAGCTGCAATCGACCTTGCTCTGAAACAACAAGATTTACAGATCAAAAAGTCTCAGCTTGAACTCAACGAACAAGAATTAGCCCTTGAAGCTGTGCAAAATAGACCGATAGGTATTGGACCAAGCTAATGGCTTTTCCAAAGACTAAACCTAATTACAAAGGTAAAAGTCGTAAAAAACTAATATCGAAAAAGATAAAAATATTAAGAAAAGAGGGTAAACCACAAAAACAAGCTGTGGCTATTGCATTGAATATGTACCCAAAAGGTAAGAGGTTGCCACTAGCATGAACGATAAGGATATCAAAACAGAAATAGAATTACTCAAAAGAGAAGTAGAAATAATTAAAACAAACCATTTGTCGCACATGGCAAAAGATATTGATGATCTAATGGATGATGTTAAAGATATAAAGACAGAAGTTTTTAGATTTAAATACATAGCTTATGGTGCGATAGTTGTGTTTGTTCTGATAAGCGATAAATTTACATCAATACTAAAACTTTTATAGGAGACAAATATGTATCACAAAGGTAAAAAGAAAAAGGGTAAGAAAAAAGGTAAGTGTTAATGGGTGCTAAAACTAAACATTATTTCAAGACAGGCAAAGAATTTAAAGGTGCAGTACACAAGATGCCTAATGGAAAGATACATACAGGTAAGACACATACTAAAACATCGAAACCTGTAGTGCATTTCAAAGACTTGTCTGCACGAGCAAAGAAGGTAGCTAGATCATGATGAAGAAAATGAAAAAGAAAAAAAAGTTTCCTGACCTAAACAAAGATGGAAAAGTAACACAAGCTGACATCCTTATGGGTAGAGGTGTGTTAAAAAAACAAAAAAGTGGTAGATATGGCTAAAGCTAAAAAGGGTAGAAATGTACCAACCAATCCTGCTTTATATTCAAGAGTAAAAGCTGAAGCTAAAAGAAAGTTCAAAGTCTATCCATCTGCTTATGCAAATGCTTGGCTAGTTAGAACTTATAAGAAAAGAGGTGGAGGTTACCGAAGTGGCTAGGTCCACAGGTGGACTTACCAAATGGTTCAAAGAAAATTGGGTTGATATAGGTTCACCAAAAAAAGGTGGTGGATTCAAAAAGTGTGGTCGTTCTAAAGGAAGTGGTCGCAAGTACCCTAAATGTGTACCTGCTGCTAAAGCTGCAAGAATGAGTAAATCTCAAATCAGATCAGCAGTATCTAGAAAAAGAGCCAAGCCACAAGGTGTTGGGGGTAAACCAACTAATGTCGCAACATTCCAAAAAAGAAGAAGGGCAAAAAAGGTCTGAATTTTATTCTAAAAGATACGATTACTACACTCTTTTAGGATATCCAGTTTGTCAAGCATCTAAGTTAGCACATAGAGATTTGGCAAAACAATTTAAACAAAAAGATCCAACAGAAGACAAACTTAAACCAATTTGAAAGCAAACGAATTACAAACATTTATGTTGAAAAACCGACTTTCTGTCGAAGAACTATTCAGAATAACTGGGCATAAGCCCCATGATATTCGTGGATATTTAACTGGCAAAAAGAAGATTCCTTGGATGTGGACTGAGGAACATCTTAAACAAAAAATAACCAACAACGATTAACTACAACTGCATAGCAGATAGAATCGAGGAGAAACAATGGTCGAAAATAAAAAACAAGCCCAGATACAAGCAGGGCAAGATGCAAAGCTAATACTTGAGAACCCTCAAATGGTAGCTGCATTTAATGCTGTACTTAACAATGGATATCAACAATGGATATCTACAGAAATTAAGGACAACGAAACAAGAGAAGCACTTTATCATAAACAAAGAGCCATCTTAGAAGTTAAAAATACTCTAGTACAAACTGTAGAAAATGGACAGATACTAGAAGAAGAACGAAAAGGAGGTAAATGATGAGTGAAAGTATACCAACAAAGGAAAGTAAACATAGTGGGATTCCTGTGACTGATGTTGAATCAGCACAGAAAGCACTTCTTGAATCTATGAGGGCCTCGAAAGAACAACCTGAAACAGTTGAAGGAGAAACAGAAACTCAGGAAGCAGTTTCTGAACAGGCAATGGAAAATGCCGAATCAGTTGAAAACGAAGCTGTTGAAACATTAACAGCAGAGGACTTGGTTGATGATAACCAACAAGAGCAAGTCAGCGAACCTCGTACATATACTGTCAAAATTGATGGTAAAGATACTGAGGTCACCGAGGATGAGCTATTGTCTGGTTATAGTAGACAAGCTGATTACACTAGAAAAAGTCAAGTATTGGCAGAGCAACGCAAAAAGATGGATGAAGAACTCGCAGCGACTCAACAAGAAAGACAGCAATACCAATCACAACTTGAACAATTTAATTTACAAGCCGATTCCAAATTAGAGGAGTTCAAATCGGTGGACTGGACTAAACTCAAGGAAGAAGATCCAATGGAGTATGCTCTCAAACGAGATCAATACAGGGAGCTTCAGGAAAATAAAAGATTAGTTGCAGAGGAGCAACAAAATCTTGCACAAAAACAACAAGCAGAAATGCAAACAAAGTGGAATGAAGAACTTGCAAGACAGCAAGAAGTAATGGCTCAAAGATTACCTGAGTGGAATGACCCAGAAAAAGGACCAAAACTTAAACAAAACATTAAGTCTTTTGCCCTTAAAAAAGGTTTTACTGAACAGGAAGTTGATAGTCTTATTGATGCTAGGTCTGTAGATGTGCTTCACAAAGCTATGATGTATGAAACTCTTTTAGAAGCTAAGATTAGTCAAAAGAAAGCTAAAGTTGTACCGAAAGTGCAAAAACCAGGTGCACCAAGCACCAAGTCTGAAGTTAATAGTGAGAAGGTAAAGCAAACCAGAGCAAGACTAAAAAGATCAGGAAGGGTCGATGATGCTGCATTAGCAATCAAATCCCTTATGTCTTAGTCTAAATACTAACTTTTAACACATAGGTGTAATAATGGCACAATTAAGTAACACATTTGAAACTTATGATGCTGTGGGTAACAGAGAAGATTTACAAAATGTAATCTATGATATCTCTCCAACAGATACACCATTTATGTCATCAATCGGCACAGGAAATGCTGAAGCGACAAAACATGAATGGCAAACTGACTCCCTAGCATCAGCAGCATCAAATGCTCAAATAGAAGGTGATGATT